GCGCCACCGTGAGGTGGGCATAAAAAGGCCGAGGGATCGCTCCCTCGGCGCAGGGCTCAGCGCTCGGCATGCTCGATGTGAATTTTCACCGCGAACGCCAATTCCTTGGCTAGTTCTTCCGCGCTCATTTTGTGCGCGGAATTGCAGACTTTGATTAGATCCGGGTCGGTGCTTACGGTGTACCCGTCCACCGACTGGATCACGCGGAATTTTCCAGTCGAAAGGTCTGCAAAGATCTCGTCGGTGCGCCCCGAGTATTCGGGGTAGGTCTGCGTCTGCGCCGCTGTAGCGGAGATTTCCTCACGTGTGAATTTAGCCAGGATAGCATCAATGTTCGCCATTTTTTGTTTCCTCCTATTTTCTGGGGGACTTGCTGTCCCCCTCGATGTGCTTTTATTATATCAGATTTTCCCGATTTTGTCAAGAGCTTTTTCCGAAAAATCTGAAATTTTTCAGACAATAAGATGCAGATCCGGCGCGCACCCGGGCTCGTCGCTATCCACCCATTCAGCTAGGCCGCGACGAACCATATCCAGCTCAATCTGCTCACGGATGTTTCGCAGGCGGTCCCGCTCTGTCCGGCCAGGGACCGCGGGGATCACCGACACGCGATATTCGTACAGGCACTCATACTCTCGGTACTCTGGCCCGGGGATGATCTCAGCATTGCCGTAAAAATCTTCAGCAACCCCGAAAAATAACTCCTCGGATTCATACCCGTAGCAAACTAAATTTAATTCAAGTCTTTCCATTTTACCCCTGCCCTTTCACTTGTTCTTTTGCAGCTGTCCAAATCTGGATTGCATCATCCAGATTTTTGCTACTTCCGTACCGGCGGGATACGCCCCCGGTACGCAGCGCCACTACCCAGGATCGATTAGCCCGGTCCCAGTGAATTCCGCGATACTCCTTCGCGCGGACCCGGTCTGCTTCGCCCGGTTCTGCCGGGTCCGCTGGAATCAGCTCCGCAGGCTCCAGCAGCTCCAGGGGATTGCGGGCTCCCAGGGCCGCAGCCACCAACTGCAGCGAATCAACTCGCGGCTGGCGGTCGGCGTATTCGATCCCCTGGATCACTGCCAGGGACACCCCCGCACGGGTTGCAAGCTCTTTTTGTGTCAGCCCGGCCGCAATTCGCAGTTGTGCCGCCCGGGTCACCCCCCGGCCCCCGCGCCGGGGGGACTTGTAGTTGTGGCTCATTCGATCACCCCCTCCCGTGCCAGGAGCTTCGCAAGCTCTGATAGCGCCGGGCTGGCGTAGTCCTCCAGCTCGGCATTTTGCCGAACCGCGTCGGTGAACTCCCGGATGAATACCCCGCTGCTCACCCGGTACCACTCCGGCATTGGCCGGAGGTCCCCGTCGCAGGACCACACCTCGCGGGTGTAGAAGCGACGTTCGCCGGTATACCGGAACTGTGTACGGCGCACATACGCTCCGCCGTTAGTGTTCTCCGCCCGCCCGGCGGTGTGGTCCGCCGTCACGATCGAGAATTTCCCGTCCTCGTCGCCCAGAAGCTCCCCCAAAGCCTCCATCAGCTCCGGGAACGCCTGCACACCGGAAGGGTACATCTCTGGTTCAGCTTCATAATAATCGCTATAAAGTATACTTATGATTTCGCTGAGTGTATCTCTGTCACACCCAGTGAAATCACTCTCCCAGAGGTCTTCCCGCTGGAAGTCTCCGTCCGGTGTCTTCCGGTAGGCATACAGACAGCTGTCGCTACCGAAATCCACCCAGGCGGAAGAGTGGTAGAGATCCCCTCCCAGCCGGAAGGAGACGAACCCGGGCCGGACATGAAAGCCGTCTGGAAGCGTAGTTTCCCGACTGTGGAATATAAAGTTCCGGGGCCGCCAGGCTTCGAATTCGCGGGACATCTGCTGATCAGCATCCGCTATCCACGCTTTGATCTCTCCGAAGTCGGGCCGTTCTCCGTATTCCCGGTAAAATGCCTGGGACGACAGTTTTATGCCCACTGGGTTCGCCGGGTACCAGGTGTACTGGTCCCCGGACTGATCCGCCCAGGGGACAAAGTATTTTAGCTCCACGGGGATACCATCTACGGTCCCCTCAACGCGCAGATCTCTGTCGATCAGTTCTGCGCTGTTGTCGTCAACAACTACGCTTTTCCCGCATACGTTAATTTCCATTCTCGGTCCTCCCTATTTCCGGGGGACTTGCCGTCCCCCTCAACGTGCTTTTATTATAGCAGAAATTTCAGATTTTGTCAAGAGCTTTTTCAAAAAAATTCTTGACGCGCACTGTGCGGCGTGCTACAATAGTTACTGCCCATCGCCCCCCGTGGGGCGTGAATTGAAACGTTGGCAAAAGCAGGAAGTTTCCGTCCCCTCGCGGGGGCATTCTGCACAAAGTAAGAAAATCCCCCTCCCAGCAGCCGAAACTGCGGGAGGGGGATAATTTTATGCCTATTTGCCGGAAAGCTGCTTGAATGCCTGATTTACGCCGGTAGCGGCCAGCCCAGACGCCGCACCAACTGCGGCGGCAGTAATCGGGTCGCCGGCCGGGAAATCCGGCATGCCGATGTACAGGGCGGCGATTCCCAGCAGCAACCCCGCCACGCCGCAGGTCACGGGGATCCACTTATTATCCAGGCCGGTGGCCCGGACGATGAGACCCACGATGTAGCACATGACAGTGATGGCTACCACAGTCGCAATACCAAAATCCATATTGATACCTCCAAATTTAATCATCGTGCAGGGCATGTACACCCAGCGAAGTCAAAAAATCCTTTTGCCGATGCTTGATATCGGCTGCATACTCCAAAGCCCTGTGCATATCCCCGTTGCAATGCGCATCCGGGATCCGCTGCACCGCCTTGG